CGACATCGCTGATAACCTCAAGCAGGGTCAGAAGACCATCAACGCCTTCATGCGGAGCGAGTGGAAGCCATCCATCATCGTGAAGGTGGACGGCCTGACGGAGGAGTTTTCCAGCCCCGAGGGCCGCGAAAAGCTCATGGAGAGCTACATCAAGCCCAAGACGCCAGGCGCGCCCTGGCTGATCCCATCGGAGGCCTTTTCCGTCGAGCAGGTCCGGCCGCTCTCTCTGGCTGACCTGGCGATCAAGGACACCCTGGAGATGGACAAGCGGATGGTGGCCGCCGTGATCGGCGTGCCGGCCTTCCTTCTGGGTGTGGGCGAGTTCAAGCGGGACGAGTGGAACAGCTTCATTCAGAGCAAGATCCGCCCGCTCGCTCAGAGCATCCAGCAGGAGCTCACCCGCGCCCTGATCATCTCGCCGAAATGGTACTTGCAGTTCAACATCTGGAGCCTCATGGACTACGACCTGAAGGCCGTGTCGGACATCCTGCTCAGCGGCGCGGACCGTGGCTATGTATGCGGCGACGAATGGCGCGACCGGATGCACATGACGCCGGCGGGCCTGAAGGAATACAAGGTCCTGGAAAACTACATCCCGGCCGACATGAGCGGCAAGCAAAAAAAGCTGGTGCAGGAATGAAGATTGCCCCATTGACATGCCCGCACGCGGAACGCCGCGACGGGACACAGATCTGGTGCCGCAAGGCGGGCGCCTGGTGCGCCCATGTCCATTTCAAGACCTGCAAGGGCTGGTGGGTGTTGAGCCCACAGGCTGACAAGTGCCCGATAAGGAGTGATCAACATGATCGAAAGCCGGACCAATGACCGTCGGACGGTTCGCGCCGTCATGACGGAATATCAGACCCGCGAAGACGAAACCGGCCGCCATATCAGCGGCTATTTTTCCGTCTTCAACTCAAACTATGAGATCGGCCCTGGCATGAGCGAGAGCATCGCGCCCGGCGCCTTCTCTAATAGCTTGGCCGGCGGGGACATCCGAGCCCTGACCAACCACGACACGACCCTGGTGCTGGGCCGGACGAAAGCACACACCCTGGAGCTCCGCGAGGATGAGCGCGGCCTGTGGGGCGACATCACCATCAATCCGAACGATGGCGATGCCGTCAACACCTGGGAGCGCGTGAAGCGGGGCGACGTGGATCAGTGCTCGTTCGGCTTTGAGATCGTCACCGAGGAAACCGATTTCCGGGACGACAGCTCCGTGCACTGGACGATCCGGGAGGTCAACCTGTTCGAGGTTTCCGTCTGCACATTCCCGGCCTACGAGGCTACCAGCATCAGCGCCCGTACTGCAGAGCGGGACGAGCTGAAGCGGCGGAAGCTCCAGGCATGGAAAGAACGCATGAAAGGAGTGCTGCAAAATGGCACTTAAGACCCTGATGCTCCGCAAGCGCATCGACCTCAAGCGCAAGGCGCTGGAGGCGCTGATGGAGCAGCGCACGGCCATGGAGGCCAGGGCCGTCGAGATCGAGACCGCCATTGAGGAGGTCGAGAACGAGGAAGCCCAGGCCGCCGTCGAGGAGGCCGTGAACAACCTGGAGAGCGAGCGCGCTGCGCTTGAAAACTCCATCACCGAGGCCCAGACCGAGCTGGAGAGCATGGAAAATGAGCTCCGCGAGGCTGAGGCCGCACAGGACACCACCCCAGAGCAGCGGGGCAATGAGCCCCGGCCCGAAATGAGAAGGAGTGAGGATCACATGATCAACAATGTCATCATGACGCAGCGCGACCGCCTGGCCCAGCTGGTCACCCGCGAAGACGTCAAGGGCTACCTGGGCGAGATCCGGGCCGCCATGAAGGAGAAGCGGGCCGTCACCAACGTGGGCCTGCTGGTGCCCGAGGTTCTGCTGGGCCTGATCAAGGAGAACGTGGCGGGCTACTCCAAGCTGTACAAGCACGTCACCGTCCGTCCCATCGGCGGCACCGGCCGTCAGGTGATCATGGGCGAGGTGCCCGAGGCCATCTGGACGGACTGCTGCGCCAACATCAACGAGCTCGCCCTGGGCTTCAACGACGTGGAGGTCGACTGCTACAAGGCGAGCGGCTATTTCGCCGTCTGCAACGCCACCCTGGAGGATGCGGACGTCGCCCTGGCCGCCGAGCTGGTCAGCGCTCTGGGTCAGGCCATCGGCCTGGCGGTGGACAAGGCCATCCTGTACGGCCGCAACGCCGCCGGCACCCAGAAGATGCCACAGGGCATCGTGAGCCGCCTGGCGCAGACCGAGGCTCCCTCCGGCTATCCGGCCACCGCCCGCCCCTGGGCTGACCTGCACACCTCCAACATCATCACCATCCCCGCCGCCACCAAGGGCGCCGACCTGATCGCCGCCATCGTGGCCGCTTCCGGCGCTGCAAAGGGCAAGTACAGCCGCGGTACAAAGGTCTGGGTGATGAACGAGACCACCTACACCGCCCTCATGGCCGCCACCGTCTCCGTCAATGCTGACGGCCGCATCGTGTCCGGCCTGGCCAACACCATGCCGGTGGTGGGCGGCGCCATTGAGGTGCTTTCCTTCCTGCCGAATAACGTGATCATCGGCGGCTATTTCGACAACTACCTGCTGGCCGAGCGCGCAGGCGTGAAGTTCGCCACTTCCGAGCACGTCCGCTTCCTGGCCGATCAGACCGTGTTCAAGGGCACCGGCCGCTATGATGGCGCGCCCACCATCGCGGAGGCCTTCGTGGCCATCGGCATCGGCGGTACAACGCCCACCGCCACGATGACCTTCGCCACCGACACCGCCAACACCTGATGAGGGTGCTGCGGACTTTCGTCACGACGGCTGACCTCCTGCACACCTATCAGGAGGGCGAGGAGTTCCCGCGGGCGGGCGTCACGCTCGCCCCGGGGACCATCCAGCAGCTGGAGGCTGATGGACTGATCGGGCAGGACAAGCCGGAATCGACGGAAGACAAGCCGGCCAGGACGGAGACCAAAGCCAGGAAGGCGCGCAAGGGGGA